CGCATTATACCTTGAAAAAATAGCTGGTGGACCTGCATTCGCTAGTTTTGAAAGCACCCTATCGTATCTGGAATTAATGTCTTCTACAGCTTTTTGGTACTCTAGTAAGGCGCTGAATTCTTCCTCAAGGTCTTCTACGCCCGCCTCTGCAATCGATTGCTGGTTCCCGACGCTCTTTTGTTTTGCATTATAGAACTGTGCTAGGTCCAGACCCTGAAACAAGGTTTTAGCAAGGTCTAGTTCTCTGGCAAGAAGCAAACGCCTACGCTCTAGTTCCTCAATAGTACCTTCGCCGACGATACTATTAATAAGTGCTTCGGTATCGTTGTAGGCTGTCTGAAACTGTAGGTTCTCAAGTTTATACTGGGATAGTTTGTCTAGTGCGTCCCCTGCCCCAAATATAGCCTCTCTTAGTGCAAAAAACCCGCCGACTGCCAAACCAACGCCTATAATAATAGCGCCCGCTGGTCCAAAAGCGGCTACTGCTGCTGCCGCTAGAAAACCCATACCAGCCACCGCTGCTGACATAGCAGCAACTAATGCGCCACTGATAACAGCCGCTACGCTTGTGACAATACCGATAAGCGCGGTAAGGCCCGCCGCCAGCGTGGCTATAGGGGCGAGCAAGAACGATCCTATAGCAGCGCCAAGTGCTAGGATGCCTCCTCGTATAAACGCTGGCATGATAAGGAACAGCGCGTTAGACACCGCAAGTAGGCTTGCCATCGCCAACGTAAACCCGCCAACCGCAAGAATGGTTGTCTGTACCGCTTGTGGAAGACCCCTAAACGACTCTACTAACCCTCTCAGGTAATCCGCAAACGCTACAATAGGTCCAGATAGTTGCTCACCTACGTCTATCGCCAGATCGGTCAGGGTATTACGCAGCAATTCCGCAGCACCACCAAATGTTTCTAGGTTTTCTACCGCAACTTCGATTGCCCGGTTTGTACCTGTAATGGTCTCTAGGAATGTCTCGTAGGACGACGACCCTTCCCCAGCCGCGCGCTGTACTGACTCGATCAAGGCGACGGCACCCGCAAGGGCTTCTGTCTCAAATAGTTTTGCTAAGTCAGCCGTGTCTAGATTGGCAGAACCAATGTCCCTGAGAATATCAGAAAGATTTCGCAACTCACCATTGTAATTGCGAGTAGCGATTTGGTTCTTCTCTAAAATATCGTTTGCTTCACCTAGAGGACGTACCAGTCGAACAATCACGTTACGCAGAACAGTACCCGCTTGTTCGCCGCGCAAACCGATGTTGAACAGTTGACCCAAGAATGCTGTAGTCTCTTCAATAGAAAGGTTTGCAATATCCGCAACAGGAGCAACCTGACGGAAAGAGAATGCCAGCTTGTCCATGGTGGCAAGCGACCCGGTAATAGCCGCAGTGAATGTGTTCGCCACACGCACAGTATCCGACGCCTCAAGCTTAAAGGCCCTGATGTTGGATGCTAGTACGTCGGACGTAAGCGCCACGTCGGTAAGGGTAGCCTGCGATAGCAGTAGAACGCCCGACATAGCCGAAAGACTCTGTTCTGCGGAAAAACCTGCTTGTGCAAGCGATTGTAGCGCGACCCCTGCCTCTACTGCGGTAACGCTAGTAGCAAGGGCGAAATCTCTTGCTGCCACTTTCATAGAGTTAAACTGTTTGACTGTACCACCCGCAATAGCGTTGGTTAGGGTCAACTGACGTTCAAAGCTACTGAATGCGCTCAGCGCGGACCCGAAGGCCGTCGCTGAACTTGTTAGAAGGGCGAATGCAACAGCCGCCCTTTGTAGGTCGCTCGCGACGTTACCAAAATCACTTGCCATTTATAGTGTGCCTCCGGGCGTAGTTATTCGCGCAAACTGTGCCGGATCACTCATGAGCGATACCTTTCCGCCCTGTGCTTGTCCGTTTTTCTGCGCTTCACTTTGCTGCACCATAGCCTGATGCCTTTGTTTGGTATTAGCTTCTATCTGGCGTTCTTCTTCTAGACTGCTTCCTACCATGGACATTATGGGCATGAATAGAGCGGTTTGTGTATCAGTGCCGCCCGGATGGGGTAGTATCCCCTGTCGGTATGCGTTGTATGCTCCCATGATAGAGTCCCACCACATAGGGTCTTCGTATATGTGGTGGCGAGGGCATCTATTTTGTTTTTCTCCGTCAGGTAAATGGTTCGTGGACATTTCCCAATAGAAGCCCTCTTTTCTATCCGGCTCGTTTACTCTTCCGACTGGAATTACGGCTGGGCTAGTACAACCTCGTTCTCTTTTTTGATCGGCTGTACAATCGGAGCAACGCCAGTCACGGAAAGGTTGTCTTCTAATCCCAACGATGCTCCCTCTAATTTTTTTTCCAGTTCGGTCCTCATGCCGTTCTTTGTCAAGATAGCAGAGGACAGTTCAAGGATAGTAGTCTGGTCTAGGTGCGCCAAGGAAGAGTCAGATATAACAGCATGAAAGCCGCCCAAGCTGTCTTTTTCAGTAGAGGTAGCAAATGCGGCAGGGCCTCCGTCGTAAGCGGTGAAGTTTTCCCAACCCTTTAGGGCGTACTTCACTACGGAATAGACTTTGTGAATGCGGCGCTGAGAAAGGGTGATTGCGCCGTCTTTCATTGACGGCATTGCCGCCATATCGCCTACTTCGACACGTTGGCCCTGTGTTAAGTTACCGATCTTAAAGATGGTGGGTTTGCGATCCGGCTCTTCGGCCACTTCTGTACGAATAGTATTTTCCTGTTCTTCGGAAATACGCCCGCCTTCGCGGTTTTTGTTCAGCTTATCGATGCGACGGTTGGCCTCTTCCTTGATCTGGTCTGGGTGGCCGGGATCGTCCTTGAGAATATAGTCTTCGGTTTCCCGAAGGTTTACACCTTTAATTGCCATTGCTGTTGCGCCTCCTATTGCGCCTCTGCTACGTGCGGGGAATTTATTTTGTAGCTACTATCTTACGTATGCGTACTTCCCCAAGTTTAAGTTCTTCCGTGAAATCCTCTTCTGCCTTTTTACGGGTAAGTCGAGCCGTCACACAGTAAAATAGTTCTACTCCGTTTTCGTCATATAGTCTAGTGGACTTTTCTACCAAGTATACAGTGACCTTCATTTGCTTACTGTCCAAACGCTGCAATCGATTGCAAGCCTTCATGAAAAAAGGGGGCGCAAGTTACGCACCCCCTTATATTTGTACGCCCGTCTAGGGTAGTATCAACAGAACGAAACCCTCAATTCGTCGTCACCTGCGGCAGATAGGCCGTTAAGCTGGAATTCTGCTTCGAAAGTAACAGAGTTGTTCCGGTCTCCATACGTCAGGCCCGTAAAGTTTGCTCGCTCAGCATAGAGTCTGACGATATTACCAGCGGCAGAGCCTACCCGCGTGTGCAGAGGAAATTGCACCGACTGCGAGAAGTTGTTCCACATGCCCGTGTAAGCTTCATAAGTAGCTTCCGGGTTGAGGGACGCAGTAGGTTCGCGGCCTGTGATCTGAGAACCATCGTAACCGTCCAAGGCATTCATACACTCTTTGACGTTAGTTTCGTTGCCTAGAGTATAGGTGAATGATTGCGCGCAGAAATCACTGTCGCCAGCGATAGACATCTGAGCAAGTTCTACCTGTGGGGGTGTGGTTGGCTCAAGTGCGGCGTCCAAAGGAATTGGCTCTTCCACCGGATTGAGATAGTTCCCGGTAAATTCAAACTGAGCCGTAGCAACCGCGCCACTTTCCCCAGTAAACGTAACCGTACCCGAACAAGCCGTGATCTTATGTACAACGCCGTCCTTGTACACGTAGAAGGTAAGAGTTTCTACGGATACGCTGTCCGACGTTGGGCGGTACATGTAGCCAAGTTCGTAAAGAGATACTACCCATTCTTGCCCTTCGACCAGACTGCCAGCCCAAGTAGGGGTAATTTCCGCGTTGCTGTTGCCTAGTTGAATTGCAGTCGTGCCAGACGTTGTAACAATAGGGGCGGAACCGCTGTCGAAAGTCACTGTAACGACGTTGGTGGTAGCCGAGGCCGACAAGCGGGCGTCTGCGTCGATCAGAGAAGCAAGGGCCGTTGCGATACCGTCGTTGTTAGTCATCCCAGAAGTGATAGTGATGGGGAATGTAACGCCGCAAACGATAGCGTAAACGGTACTGTCTGGGTCGAAGGTTCCTGCAACCGTGAAATCAAGCGAAGTGAGGTCGCTTGCATCCAGCGTGAGCGTATTCAAGGACGTATCGTTAACACGTGCTTCATGTCGGTTGTTTGGCAGGACGGTGGGATCGTCGTCACCCGCAGCCCAACGGGTAACCTGCAATTCGGCAGTAGCGGAAGCGCCGCCAACTACGCACTTAATGCGGTAAGAACCGTATACGCCGTCTGGCGCAGTGGTCTTGGCCCAAGAAACAACAGGACCAGAGGTAATAAGACCGAATGGTACGGGGGTTTCGATCTGGGTAGACGCACCTGCCGTTACCAGCATTTCACGCATACCGCAGCCACGCAGCAAGGTACCAAGCTTAGGGCGGGTAGTGCCAATATCACCGCTGGATTTGATTTCGTGTGTGAACGTCACGTTTACAACCTTACGACCAACCCCTGTAGGGACGGGCGAAAAGGAGCGCCGGAACACGTTACGTTCAAGTGGAGTTGGGTCAAGCTGCACGTCAAGTTCGCCTACAAGAAAGGCGTCCGCAGATGCAACAGGCGAAGGGTCAGTGCCCCTTGTGGTTTCGATCTTGCCAAGCAGTAGGCTCAGCGTCGTCTTCATCGACGGTTTAACGGCCATCTTGTGTTATCCTCTCGTTTATCGTCAAGCCTCATGCGGCAGTTTGTAGGGGTTATGGAGCCGGGTGCGGTAGATCGCTTGGGCAATTAGTGTCCCACCGGGAAAGACGCCTTCGACGCCGATAATATTGTGCGCGTTGCCTTTTTCTTCAATGTCGAGCGTCAGACCGCCTAGGTTATGATCGTTCAACATAGTGTACTGTAGCAAGCCCAGATAATACATATAGAGTTGGTGTTCGTCTACCCCTCGCTGCCCACGGAAGCGAAAGTTGAAATAGAGGGGTAGTTCAAACGTAGAACATGGAAATGTATTGTTAAGCATAGTCTCGTCGCCGAATGAGATACCGCACAAAGGCATGGACTGATTGTCCTTATCCTCTAGGTCTCCCATTACCACGGCGCGCCATACAGGTTCACCATTCTGAACCATATTAGTTGCTTTTAGTTTGAGGGCATCAATGATGCGCTGCCTTACGGTAACGCCAGCCTCTGCGGTATAGTCAGTTACACCCATTGCTATCGACCTCCTTTTTTACTGCTATACCTAGGGGCAAGCCGCGCAAGCTTGATAAAATCAACTTGATCCATTTCAAATAACATAGCCACTCCCATTGCCTCTAGAAGTACGCCAGTATTTTTATCCCACGACTTAGATATAAAACCTGTATATTTGCTAAGTGTTATTTCATCTACAAGCGCATACAACAAAGTCATACTGCGCCCGTTTTTCATAGCAATGTATGCTTTGCCTGTTTTCTTGCTCTTATAGATGAAAGTCTTTTGTATGTTCTGCCACGACCTAGGTCCCGGAAGTTTAGGGCTACCATCTGGGCGTAGGGCAGGGGCTAGAGGTATCGCAAGCGCGCGGGCTTTGGTGGCCCTTATGGTCGATCCTTTTTCATGGGCGTAGATATACGGTGGTCCAAGGATATAGCCACGTAAATTGCTGAACTTTGTGCCGAACGATCTAACTCCGGATAGAGTCTCTCTAAACCCTTTTCCTGTACGAAAAACACCGCCATCGCGGAATGCGTCTGTTACGGTATCCTCTAGTGCCTGCTTCAACGCGGGCCTTAGCTGTCTGGTGATACGTGCTTGTGCGCGAACTGACACGCCTTGCGCGGCTAGTAAAGGCGAGAATGTTCTACCTATTACATCCGATACGTCTGCTTCGTATACCCTTACCTTAGCCATTGCCTACCAAAGTACGTGTCTCGCCACGAACCATAGCGAGAGCGTCCTTAATAAGACCGGAAGAGGTTAGACCGTAGTTAACAAATCCTTTGCGGTCCTGCTTCTGTACCGTGCCTTGTGTTTCGTTTAGAACACGCTTCCACGTGAATGCCGCCTGAATTGCACAGGCCCGTTTCAAATTCTCTGGAACGTCTAGCAGGTCAGCATCAGTATCGTTTACGCCGTACCCGGCAACGTACACGGCTTTCAATGACCGCATACTAGAAGTCATATACTGCGGGTAGATAACTATAGCGTTGGCATCGTAGTCAACGTAATAATGTGTATCCTCTACCAATGGGTCGGTATTGGCGAAATCGCCACCTGTATTGTAGGTGATGGTGGTAACAGACGTGGCGGGTTTTTCTTTAAGCCAGAACCGCGAAACATTGCGTCCGCTATTCAATGCTATGTTTATATCGTTAGTGCTAAAATACTGGGTATAAGTCCCAAGTTCCCAACTACGCCTAGTGAACGTGCGAATAAGCGCTGTCGCCCTTTTGATATGAAGGGTTAGTTGGGTATCATCACCAGAAAAGCCGTCACCCATATTGAGTTCGGCTTTAACGTCTTCCAGTTCGCAGAATTTTGTTGTAGTAGGCATTTAGTCACCTGTTGCAATCGATTGTAGGGGAAGGTGTTACCCCTCCCCTAGTTTACCCTACATCATCCGTTTGCGTGGTCTGCTCTTTACCGAGCGAGAGGCGGAAAGGCGTGTGCGTCCGCGCAAAGTTTCGTCGTCTGGGGCAGTAACTCCGCGATCAATACGGAAACGTGGCTTTTCGTAGATTTCCCCGTCACCGTCTTCCGTTTCATCGACTTCGTCTTCAAGCTTGGCAAGAATTCGGGGGTCTTCGATTACTACGGGTACGTTACGTTTGAAACGAAATGCTTCTTTTGGGTTCTTTGGCGTATCCTCTGGGTGCCGTACTGTGTACAGTTCGCCTCGGATAAGGGTTGCTGTGTTTACTTTCTTGATAGCGGCCATGGTATGAGTCTCCGTGAGTTCCAGTTATGGGTTTAAGGGTGTGTGACGCCAGAACCTTAGAAGATGAATAGAGGGGGGCGTTAACCCCCCTCAGTAGTGCGACCAACATTAGCCAAGGTTGATTGCTTTCACGTTCATGTCTTCCTGTTCGAGTTTGAAGTCGAACCGCATTGTGAAGACCATGATAAGGACCCGCTCACGTGTATCCTTGTCGTATTCCAGACGCATGTTGCGCTGAACGCCGAACAGGATGTTAGCAGGATCGATCAACAGCGAACTACCGGAGGGCATGGAAGCGACAGGAACCATGGGAACACCGAAAGGTGCGAAGTTCACGCCGTTACCGCCTACAAGTACGCTGTCGCCAAGGCCCGTCTGGCGCTGAGCAACCTGCATCATGTACTGGATTGCTTTGTTGTGTGCGACATAGAACTTGTAACGCTGCAAGATACGCTTGAACTTGTCAGGCAGCGTCTGGATCATTTCGTTGAACGTAACAGCATCCAGAGCCGCGCCGCCGTTGTTGACGATGTTCGAAGTGGTCAGCTTGAGTACGCCATCGCGTTCGGCAAGAAACGCATCGCCGGAGCCAGTGTCGCCATTGAGCATAACGTCTTCAATATCGATACGGATACGCTCGGCCAGCTTGTCCAGCACGGTTTGCTGAAACTGGGTGTTGTCGATTGCGCCGCCTTCGATGTTGTCTTCCAGAACTTCGTAAGGAAGGTTGACTTCGGCGATAACTTCGTAGGTATCAAGTTCGACTTTGGTGGTCGTAACCTTGGTACGGTTTGCCCGTGCAAGCGCACGTGTGCCCTCTTCACCGGACAATGGCGAACTGATCGTGCCTTGGTTGGCGACGTGCAACGCGCGGGACGCAAGGTCCAGCTTGTTCACATTCATCTTTGGCCGAGACATCGTAATCGTCCGCACGTCTTGCAGAAAATTAGTGTCTTGCCCCAAAATGCGAATAAAGTTGTCGGACTGTTCCGGCAGCATAAGGCCGCTGCTGGTCAGATCGGACAGGGCCATATCCGCTTTGGCAAGGAGTTCTTTCATTTTCATTTTCGTGTTCCTCGTGTTTGTCGTCGTAAGGTTATAGGTAGTTCACTTGGCGGCGCAGTAGGCTTAGCCGAAGATTTGTTTGCTCATTTTGGTGACAGCATCATCGGCTTTCGCCGCCGTCTTTACCTTGCGCGGCCCCGCATTGCCCGTGTCTTCGGGGTCTACGGCCTTCTTGGTGGGTTGCCGCGAAGCCATGGCCTCGACGGTCCCGCTCACACCTTCCAACCCTTCGGCGAGAGGTGCGATTGCTTTGGCAATCTGCTCCGCAATTGCAGAGCCGATCTTGCTGTAATCGATTGCAGCGGCTTGTACTGGTTCAATAGCTGAGGCGGATTTCTCTACCTTGCTAGGTGCTTCGTCGTCACCAGTAACGAAGTCGCCGTATTCACCAGCCCATTTGGACAGTGCATCGCGTACTTCCGGTTTGTCAAAAGTCTTTTTGATAGTTTCATCGCTGCTTTCAACGTAAGCGTCGAAGAAGGTATCAAGCCCACCGATGATTTCGGCATAGTCCATAGCTGCCTTGTTCAGTGCATCTTGCTTCGTGCCTTCCGGCATACCTTCGCCAGATACGATGTTAGACACAGCCGCATTGAATGCGTACTGCACTTCGTAGTAGCCGGGAGGTACCGCGTCGTAGGCCATGCCGTCAGACAATGCTTTAGCGAGGGTGTTGCCCTTAGTGAACATGGCATCCCACGAACTGAACTTGAGTTCCTTGCTACGCTCGGATGCGCGTTTTGCAATGAATTCTTGACGCTTTGTCAGAGGGGTGGAAGTTTCTTCCTTTTTGTAGGGCTTTTTCTTGCCCTTCGTATCCTCTTCGTCCTCGTCCTCTTCCTCTTCGTCGTCACCGGGCTTGGCGGCTTTTTCTTCGGCTTCGAGGTCGTCGTCGCTTTCGTCTTCCTCGGCGTCGTTGTCTTCGTCGTCCGCCTTGTTTTCGATTTCACGCTGACCTACGAAAGCGGTAACGCCTTCGTCCTCAGTCTCAACCGAAGCGAGTTTCAGGAAAGAAGTGTCATCAGTGCCCTCAGGCCGTGCTTCCCAGTCGCCATCGGCGTTCTGTACGATAGCAACGTCTTCGGCATCCCACTCAGCGGCAGCGATGTACTCGCTTACCTCTGTTTCGGACTCGAATGTCTCCCCATCAAAGATCATTTTGGCAATGACCGTTTCTGTATCAACTTCGGGCGTAGTGGTTTTCTTCTTCGATGTAAGAGTCTTGTGGGACTTCTTAACGGGTGCGGCGATCTTGGCGCGCTTTTTCATAGGCATCGCTTTGGCTCCATGTTTCTTCGATTTAATGCTGGTGAAGGGGGTTTCGTTCGCACCCGCGTCAACGAGAGAAACGAAATTTGCTGTTGCGCCATGAAGCTTTGACACTTCTCTATAGGCTTTTTTTGGTTTGCCTCTCATTGGTCTCTCAGGTGATAGCGGTGGGTATGTCCGCTTGCTGCGTCTGTCAAATTTGACCTGTGTATGGGATGGGCTGGGGAACCGTCAGAGCCAAGGCCCGTTTTGCCCCAAGCTATTTCCCCGGTTTCGTCCATATGAACAATGAATGGGTGAGTATGTTTATCACGGGGATCGGGGTCAGTAAACCCGTAATACCACGACTGGTATTCAATCTCGACAATCATATCCTGACGATAGGTAAGTATCTCGAAAGAATACCCGTTAATCTTGCCCTCTTTTACCATAGACCAGACAACGGGATCGTTAATCTTTACAGTAGCAACCCATGACCCCTCTTCGAAATCTGGGTCATTCTTTCGAGCGATAAAGGTTTCAACGATAGTCGCGTCTACTGGTAGATTATCGTGTTGCAGATCGATAGACGTAGCCAAGCCGTCCATCATGAATTGATGGGCTACTCGCTTCAATTCCTCAGAGGTTATGAAGTGCCCGTGAGCGTCAATAGTGTTGGGGGCGTATACCTGCCCTGTAACAAGGCGTTCGTCGGCAGCGGCAACAATAGAGATTTCATAATTGGCTACAAGGCGCTCTGGTGCATTCATTGCCTTACGAAGTAAATCAGCCGCCTTAGTAGGTGGTTTCATGTGGCGTTTCAGTAGTGTTTTGACACTGGTTGGCATCACAAAGCTTCCGTTGCAATCGATTGCACGGCATCTTCTAGCCGCGCCGTCAATGTATCCGAAACTTCATCCAAAAGTCTACGGATCATTTTTGCGGTGGCAACTGGGCTGTTTCCTTGCTGGTTATTACCGTCCTCGGATGGGTCGATTTCCTGATCTTCCATATCTGGCGGTACGACCGTATTCATTTCCTCTTCGAATATATCCAAGCCTTCCATGGTCTTTCCGTCTTTGACATATTGCATGATAATAGCGAAGGGGAAATCGCCCCAATCATTCATGATTGGTCGAATATCCGCGTCAAGGTAACGGTTGGCAATTTTTATGGCAATGTTCGGGGTAAGCGCGCCCTCGCGACCAAGGCTGTTTACGATACGTGCCACCTCTTGTGGGTCTTGAAGGCCGGGACCGCTAGAGCGTACACGCCAGAATTTCACAGAATGCGAAGACAGGATGATGTTGTGGAACATTTGGTCCCACTTGCTACGCTCTGGTACAAAAATCTGCTGGTCCGCAGTAAGCACAGACGCAAAGGCCGACGCTCGGTTATACTCCGAAGCCGACCCAATGTAGAGCGGTGGCAGGCGGAATGCCGAACGGGCCTTGCGGTCACTTTCTTCGATGTAGTTCTTGAAAAGCCCTTCGTGCTGTCGCTCGGAAAGCATCGGCTTGATGTCAATCTTAGGTGCAGGAAGCGAGCCGTCAACCGAAGCGGCCTCGGCCCCCTCGGATACCGCTTCCATTACTACGATCCGGTTCATGGATGCCTGACCGCGTACACCCTGAATATAGCTGTCGATTTTATCGAAGCTTTCTTCTGTTAGAGCGCCGCCGCTTACCAGAATAGCCATGGCAGGGATTGCGTTGTCCCTGAAAAAGTTCAGGTTGACCATTTCCGCTTCCCGACTACCAAGCAAGGCGGGGATAGTACCAGCCCAGCGGGGGATGCCGCATGGCGTTCCCGGTGAGTACAAGTAGTCATAGTAGATTGCGGTTGCCTGTTCTTCTATAGGAAGACTGTAGTCAACTTCCCCATTCTTAGAGTTTACTGGGCGTGGATCGCCGCGTTCCTTGAACCAAGTACGCTCGCCTTCGTCGGTAATTTGCAGAAAGCGGCGGAACTTACGTTTTATCACGCGGCGCGCACCGGACACCGGATCAGTAGATACATACTCTACTGGCACCTTTTCTTTATTGGTCATACGGATTGTTGCAGTTGGTACGTGATCGAAGCCTACTACTCGGCCCGCAGCGTCCTCAATTATCTCGAAGCAACGTGCGCCAAGAACCTCTAGGTCTACCCGGCTGTCCTCGCGGTGCCTCTGTATAGTTCGTCCATCGCTGGTCAACGTACCTAGCAGACGCTCGATACGGGATTTCTCATTCTTTGAAGCGCGGCTATCCTCTTGCCCTTCCGGGCCGACGTATTCCAACTCTGTACCGTAACTTTCGATGTTGGTTACATAGCTGTCAACGCACTGTCTAAGAATGGTAGAGAATTGGTAGACCTTCATAAGATCACGGTAAGCGTATACAGGTTCGATTATCCGCAGAGAGTTCTGCTGCATAACGTCGCCGTACACAACGGAGTAGTGAGGGTTGGTATCGTCAAAGAGACCGAAAATACCTTTGTTAACTTGTGCCAAGTCCGTAAGTTCGGACAGTTCGGCTGTGTTGCCTGTAACATCACCCGGTATACCTCCGCTAAACAGACGGTACTCCCGCCTATCGCGCTTAGCGCGCAGCGTTGCAGGTGGTTTTTTTACATTGATGTTACGGCGAAGTTTCGTTGCCATGATCCGCTAACTCCGTGGGAATTTTTACGGACTATATAGCAGACGGAGTAAGTTGGCAACTTTCGCTTTACAATCGATTGTAGGCTAGTAGATATGCTTGGTCAGCTTTCGGCGCTTAGACGTAGCAGAAGCCTTTGTAAGCGGCTTTAACCGCTTGGGACGTGGTAGGGGCAGGGTTCCGGGTTTAACCCGCTGTAAAGCCCGCATATCCCATATAACCGGGGCGTGAAAGTGCAAGCCAGCCGAGTTTAGTATTTCCTGATCGTGTTCCCACATGTGCTTTTTCAATCGGTCATAATTTACGTCCGATAAAAAACTCTTCCCGTTGGCTCTGTATAGAATGTTAGCCAATACGTAGACGAAGCATTTATCTCGCCAGCTTGCACCCTTCCACCCGTTAACGGCGGCTATGGCCGCGCTCAGTGGCTTAGGTGAGGCATCGTAATTCCCGTACTTTATCATGCCATGTAGGAATTCGTGACGTAGGGCTGGCCGCAAGTTGGCACCTACGGTTTTCGATAGACGCTCTTCGTCGTTAAGACGTTTCTTTATCGGCATACAAAGGTTTCCCAAAAAGCAATGCACCATATCCATTTGGACGATGGTTCCCCTAGGTAGGCAAATCCTGCGGACATACCTATGGGGATTAATAAACTAAGGGCAATCAATAGATACTTCATTTTCTCCGTCCATAAAAAGGGTCTGTACCAAAACGGAATGCCCATAAAGCACACTCTGTAGCTATGCACTCCGTTACCGCCTTGCGGCCCCCCTGACAGGTTATGCAAAGTGCCGTGATGGCGGTTCCTCGGTTGCGTACCCTATTACGATACCGCACCTCTTGGGCGTTGCTAGGGTCATAAGGGGTACGCATGGCGGTAACGTAGTCCTGTGTAGTTAGCAGTTCGCTTGAAGTGTCCGACAGGGACGCTGCAATAGAGCCTACCTTTCGTACATCAGAGGGTGACGGAGTTTCCCCCATCACCGATGATATGCGACTGTCCGTAGGTAGGGGCTTTTTAACGCCAGCCACTATTACCAATTTTTCCGGCTCTTCGTCGTCGCTAGGGCTAGGGCTAGGACGATTTGATCGTTTTTTGATTGGCACTATAATCTCTCCCTGATATTCCGTCTTGGAATAGCTGATCCCACATTTTCCGAAAGTCTGTATCCGGGCTTATTGTACGATTTAGTATACGGCTGTAATACCCCGAAATACGTTTCTCCGCATACTCGTCGTTTTTGGCTACGAACTGGTACACGTAGTTAGGTGGTGAAAGCATTCCTTGCTGTAGCGTGATTTCGGCTTCTGGTAGAGTTGTGGATAACTTGCCGTGCGGGTACTGATGATCCAATTCTGGATTAAGCGCCCACAGTGAGAATTCGTGGGTCATACCTGTGGCAAATTTTACCGCAGGTTTTTCAAGCACAGTGGTTAGGTCCACCAATGCAAGCACGTAGCTGGACCATAAGGGATGCGCCCATGGTGCGTGGGCTACCCAGTGAGCGGAGTAGGCTTTAGTTGGCATCTTTATCGTCTCCTTCGTTACCTTCGTCAAATTCGCCAATATCGTCGTCGTCTTCGTCGTCCATGGTTAATACCTTTGGAATGTCCCAGCCGCGCAATGGGTCTTTTCCTAGTCGGAAGGGGTATAGAGGACAGGTTATAGAAGCGCAGCGCCGAACTGCTGCGGTATCCCCTCCCATGCACCCAACACAGAAAGCCCGTATAGCCGTGGCTCTGTTTCTAATACGCGCTCTGTAGTCGTTCTCTATGCGGTCATCTGAGTGCGGATGCTGTACGAATTCCTTTAGTTCCGAGAAAGGAAGTTTCTTAGGGTTCGCACCTTGATAAGATAGGGCCTGTTCCGCTAAATCAATTTCAGCTTGTAGCTTTAGCCGATCAATCCCCCGGCTTTTTTCTAAGTCTGCGTAAAGTCTTTCCAGTTTTAGTTCCCGCTCTAGTCGGTGCTGACTTGATTCTTCGCTTAACTGGCCGTCGTAGTTTGGCGGTTCGTACTTGTGCGTCCGATCCATCGTCCATGTCCTTTCCTGTAATAGTATAGACCATCCATTTTATAGCGGCGTTCGCTACCACCTTATGTCCGGTGCCCGCTTTTAGGTCTATGCACGTTATGTTGTACCAGTTGCAGAAATCTTCGGGAAGCTTGTCAAAGTTTTTGAGTACCCATCTACACAGGCTATCGTAAGCGCCGTCTGTCATTATCACGTGTTCTGGAAATTTCTCATACAGCACAGACGCAAGTACATACAATTCTGTTGCTTGCTTGTAGCATCCGTCCATACTTTTCCACGACCGGGAAGCTTCCGCTTTAGCCACAATCGATTGTAAGCGGGCAATCTGGTCTTTGTAGAACTCTACGAAATAGGTGCGGGCATCCGCCTCTTTGCCGTAACCTGCGGCCATAATATCGCCGAAACGATCTATAGCACTTACGGTTTTAGGCTTCTTTGGTTTGACTTTAGTTAGACGTTTGCGGACTGCCAAGGTACTGCCGATATGTTAGTGTTTGCGTTAGCTGTAGGATATAACGAATTCTTAGCTAACGCAAGAGTCGGTATCCAACCTTGCTAGTCTATATTGCGCCGTCTCGGTGTCATTCTAGAGATAGAACGACGCTCTTTTATAGACTTACGACCATTGGGGTTTGTGGCGGCTAGTTCTGCGTCGGATATTTGATCCAGTTTAATAGAACCTACTCCTGTGCGGTATCCATGCAGCATGAGGCCACTACGTCCTTGGTATATGGGCTGCGAGGTCCACGCCTTACGACGGGTGAGCAGGTACGCTGCAACACCGCACACGGCGTCCGCAACGTCCTTCGAGTTGTGAGCAACTGGACCTGCGGCTAGAGTAAAGTTCTCGGTTTCCGAAACCGTTATGTCATATACGGGAACGGGAGTGTGCAAAGTTATACGGGTTACTGATTTAATCTTCATGCTGTGTCCTTGCGTTTACGGCTTCGCTAAGAGTAGCGTAATAGCCTATTGTTTTGCCCTTAATAATAACCCGCCAGCACTTCCGAGCCTTAAACCATACTACGCCCTTAACTCCCGACTTTTCCGCTGCGCCCGTGGTTTTGTTAAGATTAGGTATAGGGAAATCGTCTGGTATATTTTCGTCAGGACGTAATCTTACTGCAAAATCACCGCGTATAGTTGTAGCTACTTTGTCGTAGACCAACTCCGCCGTCTTACGATCAGCGTAGTTTCCGTAAACCACGTTGCCTAATCGCACCTGATACTTACCGTTAGGGGTTAGTCTGACGCCCTTAATTCCGTTTCGATGTGAAGCTAAGTTCCAGTTGTTTTCCTGCGTGGTGACGGCGCGAAGATTTGCTCTTTGGTTGTTTAACCGATTACCGTCTATATGGTCAACAAATGGGCGGTATCTACTTAAAATACCTGAACGTCCAGCTACCATGCGTGACATACTTATGTTTATGTTTCGGTCGCTATCCGCCCTAGATGCGCCTAGTCTGTGGTAAGTGGTGTGTGCATATCCGTTGCGTGTATACCATTTGAAAGTTATTAAATAAAGGTAGTCCTCGTCGTCTACGAGGGCTGGTTCCGACTTTTTTACTGGCACTTTTTGCATAGCCATACACTGTATCATTTTTACGTAAATGTCAAGGATTGAATATCGTCTAATGGGGTCAAATACTGCGCCTCTTTATACGAACCGTCCGTAAGTAGAAACTGGTGATCTGGTGTGCATCGTATTAAATCCCCGCTCTCCGTTTCTATCTCAACTAGATCGCTAGTTTCCTTGGTAACACGAGGATTGCTGCCATCCGTTACAATCGGCTGTTGCAATCGATTGTAGCCAATTACTTGAAACGTAGCGGGCAGGCTGTCGATCCTACAAACCGACCCGTCCCCCATACGTATCTCTGTATCCCCCGTGAAACAACCGCGCGGCTTATGGTCAACCTTTTCCTTGGAACGGTGCTGTACATACTCTAGTTCGGTCAGTTCTCTAATAAGAGTCTGATGGCGGGGCAGTATAATACGTTTTTCATACAAGGCATCACGAAGGGTTTTGTACGGCTGCGTGGTCCTATCAAGAGACAGGTAATCGGTAGCAAATCCTTTCTTGGCTAGAATTTGTCTAAAGTC